GTTAGTATTTATTTTTATAATACTCCTAACCAGGGCATTATTTCCTTTTCAGATCCAAATTTGGACTGGAAAGCTAGGAATGTTTTGGCCTTTTTCGGGACTTTAGAGTCCGTCATTACATCTTTAGTATCTTTAACTATTTCTAAAGAAATTCTTAAAGAATCTAATCTAGCAAGAAGCTCATGATATCTTCGTAAATCAAGATAATCTAAATCAATAGGTTTAGAAAGATCATCATTTATGAGGAAGTAATGAATATTGTTATAAGTAATATCTGCTAAGATTCTTTTAGATAAAGAAGTCCATTCAGAACGGATTTTCATTATCTCAGTGAGAGTTTTAGTGTTACAAGATAATAATGACGACATAAAGTACTTACCTAAGAAGGTTTTAACCAGTGATGGTTGCCCTCCTGAGGCATATTTATTCATAACAAAAGTTAGTCTTTCTTTCATATTCTCATCGAGTAACTCGATAAGATCTGACAAGAAGAGATTTTGCTCTTGTTTAGAATATTCTTTATGTCCAGTTAAAGCTCTTATATCCCCGTATAATGCGGCCATAAGACGTGATAAACTGAAATTGTTCAGTTCCACTCTAATAGGTGAACTCAGCAACATTAATAGTGCGGCAGTAAGTCTTTGGGGAATTTTCCCTTTAGACAAACTACGACTAATAACTTGCCAATCTTTCACAGATACAATTGATCTGATTAAGTGCAGCGGATTATTAGAATTAATAAAACCTTTACCAACCAGGCGATTCGCGAATTCTACCTTAGGTCCGATAGATACTAATCCATCGGCATATGAAGAATATCTTTCACGAAGAGCTATACTTAACACTTCTTTCAGAGAAATAGGAGAGATATTATCTAAACCAATAATATCTTGACTAGCAAACTGAAAGAACCCATTATTTGAAGTAAAAGATTTAGCAAAACCAATCGTTATTCCATAGTCTTTACAAACTATAGTATAAGAATGGGCTACATCTTTATTACCTATCACAATATCATCACCCAATACTAGATAATCATTAAAATTACTAATATTACATCGATGAGCAGCAAGGAAAACGAGATAATGGTGAATAATAGCAAGGGAAGACCAAGAGGATAATGATCCCATTGGTTGACCCCGAGAATATCGATAAGAGACTAGAGATCCATCTCCTTTTTTAAGGAAATAATCTCTATTGACTAAAACATTCATCCAACTTTCAACAATTTGTCGAGACCGTGTTGGATCCATCCAAGGTTCTAACACTTTCAAGTATAATTGTTGAGGAATAAGATCAGTAGCCGATTTCAAATCATAAGAGGCGATAAAGTCATGAGGTTTATTCATAAACTTCTTAACTCCGTCTAATTGATCGAAAGTGGCATCTGAAGGAATTCCTTTAAGAATCTTAAACATGCTATCATGAACAGGTTTTAACACAAACTGAGTCCAGTAGTCGGAAATTGCGAAAACTCGCACTTTCCCCGCTGCCTCATATTTAAGTGATAATTTACCTAACTTCAGTTTAGCCAGATAAGAACTTAATTCAGTTTTAGGGATGCTTTTAAGCTTCTCTTGAGCCATATTCTGCATAATTTTTAATACTTGATCTACATTTGTAGAATTATTGGGAATAAACTTATCCTCAGAATTAAATGGAGTTAATAATCGTTGCATGTACGTTAAAAGTAAATTTGAACGTCCATGAACCAGATGTGCAACTGCATCATCTGCCGATCCTGCAAAGGATACGGAATTATTAGGACCTGCCTTAATATTTAAAGGTAGTTCTTCAGCATCTAATGCAAAAGAACATTTAATACCTGAAGGATTAATATATCTCCAAAATTTCATACGAGTCAATTCTAATTCAGACAAATCGTCCGTCACATCAAAATATAAATATTTTGATAATTTTTGGGCTTTCTCTTCAGAAAGACCAAATAATTTGGCACTCGGTGTAAACCGAGGAGCAGTAATTGATGATAAATCTGGTTCTTTATAGGAACCAGTGAGTCCTTTATAAGAATGTAATAGTCAAACTATTAC